CGCCAATTCTCCGCCATCCCCCTCGTAACCTGTCATTGTGAGGTCAGCGCGCACGCTGGCCGTGGCAATCCGCGCCCCGTCCCAAAGCTCTCATTTCTTCCTCATATTCAGCGGATCATCCCCCAGCGCCAGCTCCTCACCCCGGCGCACCGGCCGAATGGGCCGCGACATGCAGAAATACCGACTCTCGTCCGCTGCGTGATCCTCCTGCCGGGTATCCAGGTCCTCCGGCTCTGTGTCCGAAAATCGCAGCTCCGGTATTGTCCGGATAAACGCCCTGCAGCTCTTGAATACATACATCTGCGGATATCCCTCCTGGTCAAAGGTCATCCGGTAGTGCATCTGCATCCATCCCGGGATGCGTCGGTTATCGCCCCTTGTGAAGTAGATCCTGTGCCGCAGGGCCGTCTCATAGATGCTTTCTCCCCGGCTGGTATCCCAAATTGCCGGATCGGCCACTCCGTCAATGGTCCGCCCCTTCAGCCACGGGTGGGTCTGTTCGATCTCCCGTATCTTGGCGAATTGCTTCTCCGGGGCCCACCGCACCCCTTCATCGGGGTTCTCCGTGCAGCCGTATAGCTCTAAAATCCGGTAAATACATCCGTCAAAATCCACCGCCCACCAGCCGCAGGAGAAGGGCTTGGCGTAGCCGAAATCGTAGCTGCGATAGATCCTCCATTCTCTGGGGATGTCAAACGGTTCGATAACATGGGTAAATCTCCTGTCGCGATAATGCTCCGGGTCGTCGGTAAACTCCTGGAAAAACTGTCCCTGAAAGATGTCCCACTTTCCCTCCAGCCAGGCCGCCCGGAGCTTGTCCGGCAGTGCCTGCAGCTGCTGCAGATACTCCGGCTGTTTTTTCAGCAGCGCCCGGTTGTCCGTCACTCGGGCGGGAATAAACTCATAGTCCTCCGGATTTTCCCCCGGCAGATAGCGTTTGTCGATAAACAGCCTCTTGATGTATCCGTGTCCCGGCCCACCGGGGTTACAGGTGTA